TTTTCGTATTCTTTTATAGACATAGCAGCTACCTGAGATTCACGTATGTACTTACTGGCTTCATCTGCTTCAGGTTTAGCTGCTCCTTTTGTCTTAACTGAAGAAGCTGCTGCTTTATCAGAAGTGTTAGACTTATTATTTACTATACCTGTATCTACTTTATATAAATCAATTACACGTGATACTGACTTAGCGTCTTCAGTATTCTCATACAGAGCATCCTGTACCCATTTAGGTTGTACTTCTGCCCATTTATGAAAAGCATCATCTTCTCGTATCTGTACAAAGTCAGGATGCATAGACGCTAATTCAGCTTCAGCTTTTTCACGTTTAGCTGTAATACGTAACTCTTCAAACTCAGCCATACGTGCTTCAAGATCTTTAGCTGTAGCTTTAGACTTTTTGTCTGCTATAGCTTCAACGATACCTGCTACGTCTGGATACTCTTTACTCCAAGCTTCTAACTCTTCATCAGTCTTAGGAAGTACAAGCTCATTCTTTGATGCCTTATCTACCTGTGCTTGTAGTGCTTCTAGCTTTGCGTTAAACTCTTCTTCTTTCTTCTGTGAGTGTCTACGCAGATCACCGTAACGTTTCTTAAAGTTTTTCTCTTCAGCACCTATATCTTCTTCTTGTGCTTCTGGTTTTGATTCTTCTTTTTGTTTGGTATCACTTTCTGCCTGTACTGATTCAGTCTGAGGCTCTTCGCTACTGGGTTTATCTTCAGTACTTTCTTCATCTATAATACCTGCTGCTGCCCTAGCTTCTTTTTTCAACTCTTCTAGTTCAGCTTCTTCTTTCTTTATACGTTCTTCGTTACTTAGGTATCCACCTCTACCCATCATTACTTTTGGTATATCAGGTTTTACCATAGGGTTTGGTTTTGCTGTTTCACTTGTAGCCATTTGTTTTTTCCTTATGTTGGGGTCAGCCGAAGCTGAGTGGCCTTATAGTTATTTGGATTTTCTTTTCTTTTTAGCAATGCCGCCTTTGCTCATACCTCTTCTTGGATCACCATAGTCTGGATCTTCTTCTTCAGTAGATGGTGCAATGTCTCTACCTACTTCGGCTATGCTTGATCCTGTTTCATCAGCAATTCTAGTTATATCGTCTGCTCTATCTTTTGTTTCTTCACGTCTATCTTGAGCAGCAGTTTCTGTTGAAGCACGTAGTTTAGCTGTCTCTGTTCGTGGAGCAAAAGCTTTTTCAGCAGCTTCTTTAGATGCTTCTTCACTAGCGTCAACAAAAGATTTTTGATCTATGCTATCCTGTATTATTTCTGCTGATGCTTTTGTTCTTGATGGAGAGGGGGTTGCTGATGTTGTCGGCTTATATGGTTCATTAGAAAGGGGAACAGTCTCAGCAGTAAACTCTGGATCTGTTAAGTTAGGCAAGTCAAGTTCTTCTGTTTCAGCACCTGTTATCTTATCAATAAAACTACCAATCATTCCTTTTCTCTTAGGGGCTTTTGCTACTTCTAAAAGATTTTCTAAATACTCTCTTTCATATATTGGTAAACCACCACCTGTAGGATCATTAGGATTGTTTAAACTTGATCTTTCTCCTAGTCTTCTATTTATTTCTTTTATAAGTTTATTTTTATGTCGATCTGCTTGTATTGAAATTATTCCAGCAAACAAACCTTTTAATGGAATATCTGGTGTTGTTTGTATATTTTCAACTTCTTGTGCTAATTCATCAATAGTTAGTTCTTTGTAGTTATAAGGTTCTGGTGTCTCAATGCTTGTGCCTGGGTCATCATTATCTCCAGATGCTGAACCTGTTGTGTTACCTACAGTTACAGGAGTAGAGCCTACAGGGTAGTATCCATCTGGAATAACAGTTTGTGGTACACCATTTAAGAAGGGAATCATAAGTGTGTGTCCTGCAGCGTTTTGATACTCACGCATCTCTATAACACCACCACTAGCGTTAATACTATCTACAGATGGGTCATAATCTTCAGGTAAGATTTGACCTGTTTTACCTTCTAGGGATGTAACTAAACCTGTACCCTCATCAAAACCAGGAAAGTTCATTTGCTCTGCTAATGTTTTACCTCTAGAGGGAGCAGGTCTTGTTGAGCTACCTCTGGGTTTTCTTAATGGCTCATTTTTTGTAGGTGTAGGTTCTGACCCATACTTACGTGATGCTCGTTCCATTGGGTTACCACCAAAGCCAAAGTCTATAGGAGGCCTATCTTTAGCTTTAGAAGCAGGACCAGATTTATCATTTACATCACCTCCAAAGAATTTATGCATTAGTTCTTCGTAGCGATTTTTAAACTTAGGCTTGCTTGGCTTTTCTACCATACGTTGTTTTACTTGATCAAACGTATAACTTTTTCTAGGTGATCCACCTGCTGCCATCATCTGTGGCTCTTCCATTACTTCTGCTATTTCTAAATCAGATAACTCTAATCCCAGACCCTCATCGTCACCATTCATAGGTATAGGCTCACCACCAATACGTCCATCAGAATTCATTTGGGAGTATCCCATCTTAGCTGCTACTCTTAAATCTTCAAATAGTTTTACACCATGAAAACGTACAACATCAGCAGGTACAACTATTTCACCCTCACTTAACTGCGCTGGTATGTCATCTCTAACATTTTCTGCTGTAGAACCTAGTGGTATCTCATTACCTGATACAGGATCTACGCCTACAGTATTATCAGGTACATCACCAAAGCTCATCTCCATTTGATCTTCAAGTGCCATTTACTGTCTCCTTCAGTAGCTTTAACTTTCTAAGTGCGTCTATCGCACCTTGCTGTCTGTACATTGTGGTAGAATCATTAGCAGACTCTAATGCACGTTGTCTCATACTTATCAGCTTATCTATATGTTCTTTAAACTGTTCATAACATTCTTTATCATTAACCAACTGCTTGAGGTGCATTACCTGTAAATCCTTGTTCTTCAGGCAATGGTGCTGTACCTGTGCCTATTTGTGAACCTCCACCTCCAGATGTATCAGCTACAGACTGTGGACCTTGACCTTCAGGACCAGCTACACCTTCTTCTGGTGTTGGCGCTGGTGTTTGAAAACCTTTTAAGATCTCTGCCTGTATAGCTGCATCTGCCATAGAATTAGTAACCTTGTCAGGATCTAAGTCCATGCTCTTAGCAATCTCTCTTATGATATAATCCATCTTAGCAAACGGTGCAAGTACTGGATTTTGTGCAACTTGTAAGAACTGCATTAAACGTTGACTACGTACTTCATTAGCCATCAGGCTTTCTGTACCTGATGCGTGTACTTCTAAATCACCTCGAATGTTTTCATCAAAGTCAAACTGCATGTTAAATGCAAAGAATGCTCTACCTAAAGGTCTTATAAGATAATCATCAACATTTTTAACAACGGTACGAATACTACCATTAGCAGCAGACATAAGCATAGAGATTCCAGAAGCAGTACGCCCCACTCCAGAAACTCCTGTTTGACCGTGTGCAAAAGACGGGAACCCAGTAGACTCATCAGCTAGTACCCTCGCTTTATCAAATAGTTGTATGTTTTCCCCTGCTACATTAGGGAACTTAGTACCAAAGATAGCTTGGCCTGGTGCGCCACCTTGTCTGCGAAACACTTTGCCAGGATACACAGATAGGTCTTGGCCTGGAACTAAGTTAGTTTCATCAACCTCTATAATAAGATTACCAGATAGTGCAGCATTATCAATAGCCATTCTCATAAAGCCATTCATCAATGTTTGTGTATCATCCATGTTCTCAGCAATACCAACGCCAAAGAAGGAGTATGGGTTATGTTCGTATGGTACAGCATAGTAAGGAATACGTGTAGGCTTGAATGGGTTCAATACAAAACGTAACACTTCTCCATTACATGCCCATATATTACAGTTAACTTCGTCTAAGTTTGATAACTCTTTAGGTACATCTACTCCATGTTCTTCTAGTAGATCTGTATCAACAAAACCCCAGAACTCTAACACTTCCCAACGCTCTGACGTTGGCTGAGTGTCATCATCTTCCATAGTCATCTCCCAGTACTTCTGTGTGTAGTCTGGTCCTTTGTCTACGGCTAACTGCACTGAGTCTTCCATAAAGTATGGACGTGTCTTTAGTCCACGTAGTTGTGTGCGTGACATCTTGTGTCTTTGTACAGTATACTCAGCATCTTCCATAGACTTAGCTTCAGGATCAGGGTAAAAATCCCAAACACTTACATGGCTACACTCTGGTACTGTCTTAACTAAAGGATCGTATTCACCTTCTTCACCCCAGTTAGGATACTCTTTGTCTACAGCAAATGGCCCCTTCATCACACCTGTACCCATAAGTGCCATTTCAAATGCCATACTTCTTAGATGAGTAGATGCGCCAGACTCTTGTAGCTGATCATGTATCTTCTTTTCCATCTTCTTAGCTGCTACCATAGCAGGATGAAATGTAACTGTCTTAGCTGTAGTACCTTCACCCTCTATAAGCTTTTCAGATACAGGCGCTAACTTCTCCTGCATTCCAGCTACTCTAGCTTGTAGTTCATCTAGAGTTTCACCAGGCAATAACTTTTCTAATAGGTAAGGCTTGCCAGGTTCTTGCTTTGTTACTGCTGCTATTTCATCTGCTGCTTTTTCTGCATTAGGGTCTAGGTTTATATGTACAGCTTCTGCAACACCATCAGGTAGTACAGAAGGATTTACAGATAGAGGAAACTTGTTGTTACCAAATAGTACATCTACTATCTGTCCGTAAGCTGCTAGTGTTTTAGTTTTAGTTACCTTTACAAATACACGAGACTTCTCTGTATCGGTAAACTTTACATCTGTTCCGTATATACCACGATAGTTACGATAAGCTTTTAACCAACGCTGCTCATCAGCATACCTGTGATCCTCTGCTCTTTTGTATCTATCCTTTACAAAAGATATTACACTAGACTTTTCCTCAAAGATCTTGTCATCAGCATCCTCCGCTGCCACAACATCATCTGTCTCAAACATTTCTTCAGCCATTAGCTGTCTTCCTTTCTCTCCAAGGTCCGTTATTAAAAGCAGCTTGCTCTTCACAGTTAGGACATTTATCGTTCCACATATTCTTATTGTAATATATCTCGCACTTAGGGCAAGACTCTATTACATCAGTATCCGAATGTTGAATCACTAGCTTGGAATCCTGTTCGTTGTTTAGCAGGGTTGTAATCCCATATGCTGCTTCTTGGTCTTGTCATTATACCATATCTTAATGCATCATACAAGTGATCTTCTGCTTTTGTGTCTACATCTTCTGGATTTCTTTTATCCAATGGGATGCTTGGTATCTGTGCTATTGTATTAGTACAGTTATTCATAAATACTAACATAGGCTTTTCTAAGAAGTCATCTACCTTTAGACGCCTATGTATTTCGTTTTTTCCAGCGATACGTGAGCCTCGTGAACGATCAGAAGGACGCCATCGACAACCCTTCATATTCATTTGTTCAGCTAGTGATGGCCCAGTATCGCCACGGTTGTGCCACAAAGAACTATCAAGCACACCATATCTCATCCCACCGTCATGTACCTCTGCCTCTAATATCATATCAGCTAAGTCTGTAGCTGTGACTTTAGAGACATACATCTCCCTATAAACTATAAGCTGCTCATCAGGAGATACAGTAAACCAAAGAACACCAGTATGGGAACCATAACCGTAGTCGCAAGCCCTAAAACGTACCCAGTTGTTAGGCACTTCAAACTGTTCGATAACGTGGGCAGTTCTGTCAAATTCGGGAAATGCTGCTCCTTCATTGATGTCCCAGTTACCCTCAAGGAGTTGTTTTCTCTGATGCTCTGGTAGTGATAAGAGCATGGCCTCATAGTCACCCTCTTCGGCAAGGTATGGGTTATCGAAGAGAGATGCAGGAATAAACCTACGCTTGAATAAAGGCTGACCTTCTTTGCTGTGTCCTTTAGGGAATGTAATTGTTTTACTTGATTCAATGTCTGTGGCCCAAAAAGGTTTGTCTGAAGGTGCAGGATCTATAAACATTTTCTTTACCCAGCTATGTCCAGCACCGCCTGGGTTTGTTGTAGCTCTCATGTAAAGTCCTAGTTCTCTACCATGTGCGCTACGAAGACGTGACCTCATATAATCCCAAGCGTAAGGTGTAGGCCATTGAGTAAGTTCGTCAAATCCAATCCAGTTGAAAGCCTGTCCTTGGTATCGTGTGACATCGGTATCTTTATCCAGATACGACATCCATAGCCGCCCACCTTTAGGAGAAGTCCACTGTGACTTACGCTCTGACCATTTGATTCCTGGTATTGCACGTGGATATAACTCCTGTGATTTTTGTATTAGTTCTCTTAGTTCCTCAGTTGTGTGTCGTACAAGGAGTCCAGAGAAGTTAGGATCGTTCAGGCCGTGTAATGGATCTGCCAACATAGCATATGATTTACCACCACCTGCTGCCCCTCCATATAGTACTTCTCTTTCAGAAGAACTCAAGAAGGATGTCTGTGGCCCTGGGTTGGGTTTGAATACGACTTCTTGTGCTTCTTCAACGTCATAGTCAGTTGCTACTACCTGCGCTGGGATAGGTTCTGGTTGGGGGGCTTCTATCTCCGCTGGCTTCTGAGTATGCACCGACTCCTTGTGTTTCGAGTTTTTCGATTTCCGCAAGCGTTTCTTCGAGCCACCTGGCAAGCTTACGTTTAGTGATAGATGCTTTTCTACGTCTTTGCTCAACTTCTATTCTCTTCTTTAGACCCATGTGTGATATGTAGCGGTCTGCTTCTTTACTCAACCATTGTGCTACTACTCTGTAA